TTAAAATGGTAACTCATCATAATACTCTTCCTTCTTTATATATGAAGGATTCCATTCATTAGGCTGAAACGGTTTTAGAGACATTGCCTTATCAAATATAGATTTATCAATAGTTATTCTATAAGAAGATACGCTATCTTTTTCTTTTGAAAAAACAAAATCACCATCTGAATTATTCTCTATGGGTTTAAATCCACGAGACATCAAAAGAGATTTCATATCTTTATAATCCTCAATATAAAACTTGTAAGGTATATGAAGCATTTCCTTTAATTCTCCTATAATAGGATGGAATGTTTTTATAATTTCTTTCAAATTATCTTTTTGATTTTCATTTGTATTTTGGATATAATCAACCAATTCTTTCAGTGTTTCCGCAGTAGAATTTATGCCCTTTATTAAATTTATTTCTCCAAGCCTTTGCTCTTGTATAAAAAACTGCTTCATTAGACCAGCAAACTGCTCACGTAGATATGATATTATATCATCTACATTCTCAAATTCTTTTATATTATTATTAGCCTTAAGTGCTTTTATCTCCTTTATGAATTTATACGTATTTACATCATCAACATATCTATATTTTACTTTATTGCTACTTTCATTTAGCAAGTATGTCTCATATTCAATAAAAACGCTTTTTTCGATAAAAATAAATACATGCTTATTTTGTTCTATTGCTGTTTTTAATTCTATATTTGATACAGAGCGATTCTTATCATTTTCACTTTCGGAGCCAAAACGGCTTCCAATAATAGAAACTAATATATCAATATTTGAAATCTCTTTGTAACAATAAGACTGCATAGATTCAGTAGAGCCATAAGGTATATCTCCCCTCTCGTTTCTTACTGATTCATAACCTAAACTTTTTAGGAACTTATCCAGTTCAAGCCTTACAGCTTTCAGGTCATAGAACGTAGAACTGATAAAAACTCTCGGTTTCGCCATATAAATTACTTATTTAATATCTGAATAATCTTATCTTTCAATCCCATTTTGATGAACTCATCATCATCTACATCAAGTTCAACGACAACTTTAGTGGATTTTTTCTGACTGTTCAATAAAGTTTGCAGCCTTTCCACTTCCCTCTTATAAAATTCAAGTTCACTACTTCCATTTATAGATGTAGGTAATATGTCTTCGCTTATATCACCAAACAAAGCCCCTACGCTTACTCCCAATACTTTAGCTAGAGATTCAATTGTACTAATCTTAGCATCTGCGCCTGCCAATACATTATCCAATGTAGTTCTTGACACTCCACACTTCTCTGCAATCTGAACCTTGTTCAGTTTACTTGAATTTACCAATTTGTTTAACTTGTTGATATTCATAGTTTTATTTATTTATGTTCAGTAAAGTTGCATTTATTAACAATAAAAATGTTCAGAAAACTTTGATAATTGTTCACTATAAACTGCATTTGCACTATAAAGTTACAAACAATACTTGATAACTCATAAAGAAACCAAGTAAAATAGCGTAAAAATGAATAGAAAAGAACCGAATATGCTGAATCTGATGGAGAATTTGAAGGCATTGCGCCCTCTCTTACCCAAAGGCTATACAAAAATCATAGCCAAAGATTGTGGGACAACAGAGGTTACAGTGAGTAATGCACTGCAAGGCAAGACAAGACGATTCGATATTATAGAGCGTGCGATAGAACTTGCAGAAGAGAATAGGAAGATAGCGTTAAGGCTGCAAGAAGTTGTGAAGTAGTTTCTCGATTACTGTAATAGTAAAATGAATAATAGCTTATGACGCGTAACGAAGTGAAAATATTAGCTGAGGAGATATACAAGTTGATGAAAAAGGACATCAAGACTATTGTATCACAAGTTGTCACAGAAGAAGCAGATGAATGGCTTACTCCAGAACAGGTAGCCCGAATGTTAAGCATGTCAATAAGCTATGTAATGCACAGCGATATTCCATATACAAAAGTAGGATGTCGAAGAAGGTATAGAAAATCAGATATAGTAAAAATGCTTGAACGATAAGTGTATATCTGAGAAGGTTTCGGGACAGGACGGGAAAGGTATTTACCTTATTATGTAGCAAAAAAGTCGGTTCAACTCCGACCGATATTTCAAATTAGTAGTTCTTTGAAATATTTATTTATACAATAGAAATAATGTATGGGTAAAACCGTACAATTATTATATATGATTTCTGCGCAGGCACAGAAGCGAAGCCAGTGATGGTAGATAGTGGTGGGTGCAAGTGGAACGGAATTGACACCGATAGCAACCGAAGATAAGACGATAACGGTCGAATGGTTGTAAATGTCTGATGGTGGTAAAGCCACGAAGTTGAAATGAAATTTACTTTCAGCACGCCAATTTGTCTTTAGCGTAGAAGTATGCTTGGTTAAGCACAAGTATCGCTGAAAGGTCTAATATATCCCCTCCCGTAAGATTCGGGGTAACAACCGGTTTAAGCCGTTGAGGGGAACGAACTTAATAATTAAATGACCTCATGAAACGATTTCTTAAAAAATGGCTTAAAAGACGGCTTATTAAGATTGCCATAGAAACAAAAAAAAACCATCTCCACGCATCTCTTTGAGTGGATTTACAATTCACCGATATATACGTGGAGAGACAAACTTCTAATTGCTAGAATTGGCAATGATCTTTGGGAAGAATACTATTGTTGGCTTAACAGAGACAACACTTGAGGTATTGGCAAAGTTGTATCAATCACATCACCGGATACCAAATGAATAAAAGTCATACGGTTCTTATGTTCAATGAAAGTTACATGATCAGGATTTATATAACAAGGGAAAGTCTTGCCCTCGATCAGTATAAATTTGTTCATAATACAAAAATTTTAAATGTGATACCGCAAAAGTAATAATAATTCGGGTACGTTCCTCTTTTCCATCAATAAAGTTTTAAATGTGACAGTTTATACTTCTATTTGGGGACGTACCCTTTTTTACATAATATAATGAAAACAGCCAATTTTATCATGTCTTTATTTGCCGCCTTATGTTCGTTAGGGATGATTTATGGTGCGATAGTTACGGAAAGTCCTGTAAAATGCGTATCTGTGATTATATTTTCCATTATCTTCCTGTTGTGCATAAGACTGGTAGTCCTGACATACAATGAACTGAAAGAGTGTGACTAATATTTTCTCTATCTATTTTTTAGTTAGTAATATTATCCGTTCATGCCGGTATGTGAATATAGGTATGAACATCCTCCGAAAGTAGCATTATGGAATGCATGTGGTAATTTAATAATAATCATATTCTTTATGTAGGTCTCATTACCCCACAAGAAGCAGGTTCGATTCCTGTCTTTCGGACAAATATTTAAACGTAGTTATTATGAAAAAAGGTGATAAAGTCCGTGAAATTGGCGATACGCTGATAGGCACGATTATTAAGATTAAAGATGGGCGTGCAGATGTCAAATTTTCTAAGTTAAAAGCTGTTTATTCACTCCCTTTGCAATTTTTGGAGAAAGTATGAGGTGTAAATCATCTATTAATTCAGAACTTGATAAGCTTTATTCAGAGCTTGACACGGTTCAGCAAATGAGTGAAGAAGCGGTAATGCTCACATTCAATGCTGACAGTAAGGCTGAATATATTGCACTTATCAATGAAGAAATTGATTCTCTTGAAAATGAGCTTGAAGAAGTGGAGATATATCATGGCAGGAAGCGGAACTTTGTAAGGACTGCGGACCTGCCTTTTTTGTGTTGGTAATATAATAATATTATAATGAGTGAACAGCTAATATACAGTAAGATAGCCAATATCCTCAAAGAGACAAAGGCTATCACCAAGTCGGAGAAGAACCAGCAACAGGGATTCAAATTCCGTGGGATTGACAACGTTATGAACGAACTTCATGAATTATTCTCAAAAAATGAGGTGTTCATACTACAGGAAGTGCAGAACTTCACAACGGAGAACAGAATAACGAAATCCGGCGGAACGAACACATTTACAAGGGCTACGATAAAGTTTAGGTATATGACCACTGATGGCAGCTTTGTGGAAACTGTAAATGTGGGTGAAGCAATGGACGCAGGCGACAAAGGGATGAATAAAGCAATGAGCATAGCGTTGAAGTATTCTTTGCTTCAATTGTTCCTGATTCCTACAGAAGAGCAAAAGGACCCTGATAGTACAACACCTGAGGAAACGGATTTCCTTGCGATGGCATTACAGGAAGTAAGATCAAGCCTGTCAATCGAGACATTACAGGTAGTATGGGGAAATTATAAGGAATTACAGAGTGATAAACGTTTTATTGAAGCGGTGACAAGAAGGAAAGGAGAACTGAAATGAAACTAATCAAATCACAAGTCATTTTCAATCCCGATGAACATACTTATATGCTAGGGGATAAGGAACTAAGCGGTATTACTTCCGTGATAAGCAGACAGCTTTTTCCTGATAAATACCGTGATGTTCCCGAAGACGTATTAAGAAAAGCGGCTGAAAGAGGTACTATGATCCACAGTATATGCGAACTTGTCGATGATATGGGTATAACTCATGACAGCGATGAAGCACAAGGATATAAGGAACTGAAAGACGATTGGGGATTGAGATACGAATGTTCCGAATATCTAGTATCAGATAATGAGCACTATGCAAGCTGTATCGACAAAGTTTATCGCGAAAATGAAGCTGATTTTACTTTGGGCGATATAAAGACCACTTACGTGCTTGACAAGGAATCTGTAAGATGGCAGTTGAGTATATATGCATACTTTTTTGAGTTGCAGAATCCAGGATGCAATGCGGTAAGGCTTATAGGTATATGGTTGAGAGGTAAAAACCATGAGATAGTAGAAGTCGAGAGAATACCATCAGAAGTTGTAATGAATCTGTTGAAATGTGATTCGGAAGGCAGGCAGTTTGTAAATCCCTATTCCATATCTCCTGTTACTCTTCCTGACGAGTACCGAAAGATGGAGAGGACAATACAGGAAATTGTGTCACAGGCAAAATACTGGTCCGATAAAAAGAAAGAAATAACTGATTGCGTAATGATGGCTATGGTAGAAGCCGGTGAATATAGTTGGAAAGGTGATATCATATCATTTACTCGCAAAAAGGACACTATCAGAAAGGATTTCGACAAGAAGGCGTTTGAGAAAGATTATCCTGATTTATATAAGAAATATTTAAAAGAGATTCCAGTAGTTGGAAGTGTAACATTAAAAACAATATAATTATGGCAATTTTAAGTGGTTCTATATCTAAAGAATTTGAGATATGGAAAGATATTGTCGGATATGAAGGATTATATCAGATAAGCAATTTAGGCAGGGTGAAAAGTTTGAAAAGATATGTACCACACTTCAAAGGAGGATTAAAAGTTGTACCTGAAAGGATGAAGACGATTTTTTATCAAAAAGACGGAAGGCCAAGGGTTGAACTCAGTAAGGGGAATTTAAACAGGAAATTCTTTGTTTATAGACTTGTAGCACAGGCATTCATTCCTAATCCCAATAACTATCCTTGCATAAATCACAAGGATGAGAATCCGGCAAACAATTCTATTGAGAATTTGGAATGGTGTACTTACAAATATAATGCAAATTATGGTACAAGGGGATATCGGATTTCTATAACTAAATATAAGCCAGTTGGCATGTTCCATCCGACATTGAACGTGCTTATGAGAGTTTTTGACAGTGGTAAAGAGGCCGCAGAGTTTTTAAGGGTAAGTAGGTCATGTATGACTGCTGCGATAGATGACGATAATAGAAAAATAAAAGGTTATAAATTTAAATTCATTTGATTATGTTAAGAGGAAGTATTTGTTTATCAGACATTCCAAAGGAATTGATAAAGAAAGTAAAGTGTAAAGATGGTAAGGAAAGATGTTTCTTAAACTTCGCAATCTTCAAGCGGAAAGAACCTGCTACATTTGGAGATATTACTTATACTCATTTTATGAGTTGTGCCCCTAAGAAAGAAGAGAGAAAAGAGGGCGTAAGATACATCATAGCAGATTTATCAGAAACTGTTGATTCTAATAAATATCCATCTTCCACAGAAGTAGAAGCTGCTCCGAGTGTTTCCCAGGATGATGATCTAGATTTGCCATTCTGATGAAGTACGATGGCTCTAATCCTCTCCACGTCCAGCAGGCAAGAGCGAAGCTGGAGAAGTTGATAAAGGAACAGAAGGTGTTTGAATTGACGGAAAAGAAACCCCAAAGATCTTTAAATCAGAACAAATACCTTCATGTCTGCCTTGCTTATTTCGGTTGCCAAATCGGTGAGACGATGGAATATGTAAAGCGGAACTATTACAAGATTCTCTGCAACAAAGACACTTTCGTCCGTGAGAGAGAAGACAAGTTTCTTGGGAGAATAAAATACTTAAGAAGTTCGTCTGACCTTGATAGTACAGAGTTTAGCCTTACCATTGAAAGGTTTCGGAACTTCGCGAGTGCTCAATGTGGCATATATATCCCATCTCCAGACGAAGAACGTTTGATTCAGTTGATGGAGATTGAAATTGAACAACATATAAATTACATTTAATAAATGACACGAGAAGAGTTGCTCAAATACAGGTTAGATGGATCAAAGTCATTCCCTTTTTATATTAAAGAGCAAGAAATAACAGACAAATATGGAGTATATTCTACTGGAGTATTTAAATACAAAGGGATGAGTTTGATAATTGCAATAGAAAATGGGTTATGGCATTTATCAGTAAGTGCTAAGTTTCCATTAGGTTATCAGCAGTTGAAAGATGTACGATATAAGTTTTTACCAAATAACATTCAAGTGGCACAAATATTCCCTCCGAGAGAAGAATTTGTGAACTTACATAGTACTTGCTGGCATTTATGGGAGATTAAAGACTAATAATTATGAAACTTACTTTGACAAAACAAGAAGTGCTTCTCATCCAGAAGTTGCTCAATACTTACAAAAACGAGTTGCCCGATGACGGAACAGAGAAGCATGGACGTTTTGTCGGGAAGCTCTGCAAGAAAATCAAAAGACAAGTTATTAATCAATTAAAGCAATAAAATTATGGAATCTAATATTTCGCGCGATCATATTGCGCTTGAAGCAATGAAGTGCATAATGATGACAGCAAAACGCAGAAGAACTTTATGGAATAGAGTTGTAACATTGTTTTTCCCATCCAAAGAGGTTAGTATTATAAACTACAACTCTGAAAAACAGGCTAAAGCAGCTTATCAGATAGCTGATGCAATGATTAAGGAACGTAATAAGACAAAGGAGGAATGATTTATGTCAGAAAAAGGGAACAACTTTAACAAGAAAGTTCAGATGCATCTTGCTTGTTCTGGAGATTATCCTATCAAACCTGAAATGTGTTGTATCTATTTCAAAAACGGATTTGCATACGCAAGTGACGGGCATATTTTGGCAAAAAACAGAATTTCAGAAATATCGGGGTTGAAGGAACCTGAGATAACCGCACTTGACGGAAAATTTCTTCACGCTGACTTCTACAAAGATATGCTGAAATACGATAATATTATGATTGCCGAAGATGGCATAGAATGCAGCAAGGATGATGATAAAGTATTCTTTTACTTTTCCACATTTGATAAATATCCTGATGCGGAAAAAGTCTTGCAGGGTGCTTTGAATACGCAGACTACTCCGCTTCCACAAGTGAAGTTTGACATGAAGATTATGCAACGGTTGAATAAAGCTCTTTTTGAAAGCGACAAGTGTGTCGCTACATTTAAGGGTACTAATAAACCTATTGTTTTTGATAGTATGATGGAGGGTGTAAGTAGTGTTGGGTTGCTTATGCCATGTTATAGTGAAGATACGGAGGAATAATATGGAAGAGTTTATTTCAGACTGGTTCATTCCGATGGATTTCGGTAATGATATGCCGGACGAAGAACCGGACGGTGAGGATAATTTTAATTTTGATTGACATGGAAAAGAAATTTGAACTTACAGACAAGTTTGTATTCAATACTTTTGGAATTAAATTATTCCAAATTAAGTGTACAAAGTCTTTCAAATATGCCAAGGAAGGTGATTTGGGAGGATATGTTGAGAAAGATGAGAACTTAGACCAAGAAAGCGATGCTTGGGTGTACGGCAAT